TTTCTAAGATGAGACGTAATGATTAATTCTATTTTCGAAACACTAGCTAGCGATAATGGTCGTAATTTTAAAATCGACTACCTCACTAAACACAAACACAACGACACTCTAAAAGAAGCAGTACGTCTTGCGCTCGATCCATACACGCAATTCTTCATTCGTAAGATTCCGAAGTATATGACTGATGCTGTCCCTACACGTACATTGGATCAAGCAATGGCTGATCTGTCAGCACTGTCTAAGCGCGAGGTCACTGGCCACGAAGGCATCGATCATTTGACTGATATCTTGGAAACACTCACAGCATCTGACGCTAAGGTGATTGAGCGCATCATCGAAAAAGACTTGAAGTGTGGTGTGTCTGAATCTACAGCTAATAAAGTATGGCCAGGATTAGTGCATGAATATCCGTGTATGCTTGCTTCTGCCTTTGAACAGAAGTTGGTTGACAAGATTCAATTCCCTGCATACGCACAATTAAAGATGGACGGCATGCGATTCAATGCAATCGTCCGCGACGGTAAATGTGAATTCCGTTCACGCAACGGTAAGCTGATCGACATTCCGAACGAACTGTTCCAACAACCATTCATCCATATGTCCAATTATTGGGGCGTCGATATGGTGTTCGATGGTGAGTTGTTGGTCGTTGATATTGCTGGCAAGCCGCTCGACCGTAAGACTGGTAACGGTATCCTAAACAAAGCAGTTAAGGGAACGATGTCAGAAGAAGAATCACAAGACGTTCGTGCTACGTTGTGGGACGCGATTCCTGTCGATCATTTCGCTATTGGTAAGTATACAGAACAATATATCGACCGTATTGCTAAGCTATCCAACGCTTTGTCGGATATGAAGCATAAGACGCGGTTTGGCCATTTGGCTGTAATGGTCAAACACATTCAAGTCGATACACCACAAGAAGCACAAAAGGTATTCCTCAACTACTTGTACGATGGTCAAGAGGGCATCATCCTTAAAGACCGATTTGGTATTTGGGAAAACAAACGAGCTAAACACCAAGT